TCGGCGACGGTTGAAGCGGATGTACCTGAAGAAGCGGAGGATCCGGATGAACCCGACGAGGAGAATCCCGAAGAAACGGATGAGCAGCAAGAGCCGCACAAAAACAGCAGCCATGCCCGGCGGCATAACGCGCGCAGGGCTGCGCGACGAGGAGGTAGTTCATGAAGAAATTCTGGAACTTCATCCGGAATGACGCCGGGGAGCGCATTCTCCGCCTGGAAGGACCTATTGACGAGAAATCCTTCTGGGGCGACGAGGTGACGCCGGCGGCATTCCGGGATGAACTGGAATCCGAGGAGGGTGACGTTACCGTCTGGATCAATTCGCCGGGCGGCAATGTGTTCGCCGCCGCGGAAATCTACACGATGCTCTGCGACCACAAGGGGAAGATCACGGTCAAGATCGACGCGATTGCCGCGTCCGCCGCGTCCGTGATCGCCATGGCCGGCGACACGGTGCTCATGAGCCCGGTCAGCATGATCATGGTGCACGATCCCATGACCATCACCATGGGCAATGCCCGCGACATGGAAAAGGCCATCACCACCCTGAACGAGGTCAAGGAGAGCATCATCAACGCCTATGTGAAGAAGACAGGCATGACCCGCAGCCGCGTCAGCAAGCTCATGGAAAATGAGACCTGGATGAACGCTCGCAAGGCGGTGGAACTTGGGTTTGCCGATGCCATACTCTTTGCGGACGGCGAAGAAAAGGGAGACGACGATGAAAAAGAAGTCGAAGCCACGTGGCAGCCGTACTCCACGCGCGCCATGGGACAGGCCATTCTCAACCGGCTTATTCCTTCCGCCGATGATGATGCCGGAGCAGGCGAAGAAGCGGAAGAACCGCCCGCCGGCGAAGCACCTGTGGAACCGCCCGAGGGAGGGCTAAACAGTCCGCCTCGCATCGGCATGGACGGCAGGACCGAGGATGGCGCAATGCCCTATGAAATCCTGAAAGATAAGCTGGCATGGCTCAGGTAGTCGCCGACTTTTCTTATATCCATTGTCAACGCGCCCGGCACGCTTATGCCGGAGAAAGAGGTAGATCATGAATAAGATCATGGAGCTGCGCAACAAGCGCAACGAACTCTGGGAGAAGACGAAGGCTTTCCTGGAGGAGCACCGCGACGAGAACGGCCTCGTGGAAGCCTCGGCGGTAGAGCAGTACGAGAAGATGGGCGCCGACGTGAGGGCGCTGCGCGATGAGATCGAGCGCCTGGAGAACCAGGCGGTCATCGACGCCGAGATCGCGATGCCCACCAGCAAGGCCGTCGTGGGCATGCCCAACATGGAGCCCTCCAAGAAGGGCGCCACCGGGCCCGCGTCCGACGAGTACAGGACCGCCTTCTGGGACATGATGCGCGGATCCGTCGCCACCGAGGTGCGCAATGCCCTGTCCATCGGCGAGGATACCGAGGATGGGTATACTGTGCCCGATGAGTTTGAAAGGCAGCTGATTCATGGGCTGGAGGAGAACAACATCTTCCGCCGCATGGCCCATGTGATCCGCACCGCGTCCGGCACCCGGAAGATCCCCATCGCCAACGATGTGATGGAAGCTTCCTGGATCGACGAGGGCGAGGCCATCCCCGAGACGAACACGAAGTTCGCTCAGACCACGCTGTCCGCCTACAAGCTGGGCACCATGATCAAGGTGTCCAACGAGCTGCTGCACGACAGCGCCTTCGACATCGCCGCCTACATCGCGGACCGCTTCGGCGTATGCATGGGCAACGCCGAGGAGCGCGCTTTCATCACCGGCACCGGCGAGAAGCAGCCCACCGGTCTGCTCCACGATACCAACGGCGCCGAGCTGGGCGTGACCGCCGCGGCCGAGGGCGTCGTGACCTTCGACGAGATCTTCCAGCTGTACTACGCGCTCAAGGCGCCGTACCGTCGCCGCGCTGCCTTCCTGTGCAACGAGGCGCTGGTTCTCCAGCTGATGACCCTCAAGGATGGTAACGGCAACTATATCTGGAAGCCCTCTCTGGATATCGCCAAGCCCGACACCATCCTGGGCCGTCCCATCTACACTTCCACCTACATGCCCGCTCCTACCAAGGGCGAGAAGGCCATCTGCTTCGGCGACTACAGCTACTACTGGGTCGCGGATCGCAGCAACCGCACCTTCCGCCGGCTGAACGAGCTGTATGCGACCACGGACCAGGTGGGCTTCCTCACCACGCAGCGCGTGGACGGCAAGCTGATCCTGCCGGAGACCGTGAAGTACCTGAAGATGAAGGGCACCAAGGCCGCTACGCCGGGCGCCTGATTCTTTGACCATGGCGGGGCTGCTTAATGACGGGCAGCCCCGCAGAGAAGGAGGATAAACACATGTGTCATGTGACCAAGAACTATAGCGCTGATGGTGGCGATACACTGGTCATCGGCGGCAAGCTGGTGGTCGAGGAAGGCGCGGAGGTGTCCGGCCTGTCCGGTGGCGGTGGCGCTGATCCTGCTCCGGCCGGTGGCACGGCTGCCAACCAGGCGGCCAGCACGGCGACTTCTGTGGCGAATCTGAAGAACGACTTCAACGCGCTGCTGGTGAAGCTGAAGGAAGTGGGCATCATGGCCCCGGATACCTGGAACATCGCTGTTCGCCTGGCTCCGAGCCTGACGGACGCGATTGCCGCCGCGAATAATGGCAAGGCTTCTGTCGCTTTTGAAGACGGCATGATCACCATCACGGCGGATGTCGCTGAGCTGGAGGAATCCACCAGCTCCAATCCCGCGCAGGGGACGCACAAGTGGATCGGCCTCGGCATTGGCACCGGTCTGTCCTCGGTTGCGCTTGCGAAGTACAACGGCCAGCCCCTGACTGCCGAGGACGGCGCTGAAGCCGCCTCTGTGGGTCTTGACCAGGACGGTGAGTTTGTGCTCTACGTGAGGGCCGAGGAACTGGTCGAAACCCCGAAGGTCATCACGCTGGACGCGGACGGTTATCCGGAGGCGACCATCACGATTCGGGTCGTGACGCCTGACGAGGAAAATCCCGCCGACGAAACCGACGCCGAATAAGGACCTTTTCATTGGGCGCAATTTTGCGCCCAATGAAACTGATACTGAAAAGAGGGATACGCTATGGAACTGACACCTGTGGTTTCGCTTGAAACCGCGAAGATGTACCTGCGCGTAGACAGCGCCGATGAGGACGCCCTGATCGAAATCATCATTGCCTCCGCCGAGGAGATGGTCAGGAATATCTCCAGAATCGGTCACGCAGAGTGGCAGGAAATCCAGAAAGTGGATATCGGCGATGACGGCGCTGTGATCAGCGTCCGCACTGAAGCCTACAGCCGGGATGCGATTGTTCAGATGCGCGAACTTTTGAAGGTGGCCATCCTGTACGCCGTCGGCTACCTGTACGAGCATCGTGAGGAGGCCGATCATCACGGCCTGATGCTGACGCTGCGAAATCTGCTCTTTGCAATCCGGGAGGGCGTGTTATGAACATCTCCGGACTCAGGACACGCGTCACGTTTCAGCGGCACGAGACAGTCGTGGATGAGTATGCCAATCATCGCTCTGCCTGGGTGGACTGGTTCACCTGCTGGGCGACGGTAGTGGACAGCGGAAAGAGCGCTGAAGAAACCGCCAATGCCGCCGCCACGCAGGAGGATGACCGGCTGGACATCACCGTAAGGTGGTCAACCGAGACCGCCGCAGTGAATTCGAAGGAGTACCGCATCCTGGTGAATGGCCGCATCTACAACATCATCGGAACGGATGAGATAGGCTATCGGAAGAACAGCCGGAAGTTCCATACCATCCTCACGGAGAGGTGATATCCATGGCCGACCAGAGAGTCAGCATTGACCGCATGGCGGATGCCATCATGGAGGGCCTGCAGGAGTATGCCGATCTCGCCACAGATGAGATGAAGGCCGCTGTGAAAAAGTCCGCCGGAACGGTAAAAAAGGAGATCGGCGCGAATGCGCCGGTTAAGACTGGGCGCTATGCCAAAAGCTGGCGCACGAAGACCACGGACGAATCCGCCACGAAGCTGGAGATTACCGTCTATTCGCCCAAGCGCTACATGCTGGCGCATCTGCTGGAGAAGGGCCATGCGAAGCGCGGCGGCGGGCGTGTACGTGCTATCCCGCATATCGCGCCGGCGGAAGAGGCAGGTATCAAAGAGCTGGAAGAGCGGATCGAGAGGGCACTGTCATGACGTACACCGAGATCAAGGCGATGTTGGAAGAAGCAGAGCTTCCGCTCGCCTACGACCATTTCGCCGAGGGTGAGGCTCCGGACCCGCCCTACCTGGTATTCCTGTTTCCCGCATCGGATAACTTCGCCGCGGATGGCAGGGTCTATCAGCGGATCGACCAGCTCGACATCGAGCTGTACGCCGATATGAAGGACCCGACACTGGAAAAGAGACTGGAAGCCGTGCTGGACAGGCACGGCATTTTCTATGAAAAGACCGAGACCTGGATCGAAAGCGAGCGCCTGTACGAGGTGCTCTATTCGACGGAGGTACTCAGAACCGACTGACTGGGAGGGAGTTTGAGATGCCCAAGAATAAGGTCAAATTTAATTTGAAGAACGTCCACTACGCGCTGCTGACGCTCTCGGCGCTGGGCGTGCCGTCTTACGGTACCCCTGTGGCGGTGCCCGGCGCGGTGTCCCTGTCGCTGGACGCCAACGGCGAGCCGGAGAATTTCTACGCGGATGGCGTGGTGTACTACGTCATCAACAACAACATGGGCTATGACGGCGATCTGGAACTGGCCATGATCCCGGAGTCCTTCCGCACCGACGTGCTGAAGGAGACGCTGGATTCCAACGGCGTGTTGGTGGAGAATTCCGATTCCAACCTGGCCGCGTTCGCCCTGCTGTTCGAGTTTGACGGCGACCAGAAGCACATCCGCCATGTGCTCTACAACTGCTCCGCCTCGCGTCCCGGCATCGAGGGTAAGACCAACGAGGAGAGCAAGGAAGTCCAGACGGAGACGCTGACCATCAAGGCTTCGCCGCTGGCAGACGGCACGGTCAAGGCGAAGACCGGCGACACCACGGACAGTACGACCTACAACAGCTGGTATGACTCGGTGTACATCCCGGCTGCCGCGCAGGAGGGCTGACGATCATGGCTGTGACGAAAACGA